TGTTTGGCAAATAATCTAAGTTCTTGAACCACTCGTTCTCTAATTTCAGGAGTAGGGCATCGGTGATATAGCCAATCTATGATATCCATGGTTTTATACTCTTCCGGTACAAACCAGCAAGATGTGTCTATGGATGTTGGAGGAATGGGATAGTGCAGATGTTCTGCCAACAATCTATCTAGATACTGTTGGATATCAGCAGAAGTCTGACAATGAGCCAATATATCCGGCCCATGTCTTAGTACACCTTCAATTAGTTCTTCTTGGCTGTTACTTGTTGACATTTATCAATTGATCCAAATCTCCATCAAGTTCGGGATTAGTTTTTTCTAAATACCGTCTTGATAACTCTTGTTTATATATTGTAACAAAAGTTGAGATCTGTGTCAAGAGCTCAGGCTTGCCTAAACGCTGAGCTGCAAAATATTTTCTTGTCAATTCCTGTAATTTTTCTTCAACTTCGGAATCTTTCAAAGTTGTGAGATCAACAGACAATGGATGTAGCATTATGAACTAAATTGGCCTAGATAGTTCAAAAAGATTCTATCCGATTTATGTTGCCAAACTTCGATCATTATTGGATTGCCGCTGCCGGCTGCGGCTTCTGCTGAAGTCACAGTAAATGTTGCAGGGAATGTTGCATTCTTTTTGATCACTGTGCCACCACTGGTTACAAATGTTAGAGTTCTAGCAGTGCCATCTCCGTACAGTTCTAGAGTGACCTTGCCCAAACCAGTAGGTAATGATGTGTCATCTGGGAAATTTAAAAATTCCACAGTGGTAGTGGCACCGAATCTAAAAATTTGATAGTTGCCATTTTCATAATCCACAGTCAACGGAGCATTAATTACCCCACCGTCAAACTTTTTATCGTAGTTGTTTAGCATAACTGCACCGCTGATCAACTTGTTGTTGAAATCATTATCGACGTCTGTACGTGCAGCATTGGTCTGCAGATCTGTAATCTCAGTTTTAGCTGTGTTGAGACTGGTTTTGATAGTATCAAAGTTATCTCTAAACACCTGCGTGTCGTTGTCCTCTCCTGCTACAGGAAAGTTTTCATTTATGCCCAAATAGTTAATATTGCTTGTCACGGTAATTTTTCTCCACGTTGCGGAAATACAAGGTATTTATCCTCTATTTCTCCGTCTAAAATATCTATCACGTATCGATCAGCGGTAAAATCAATCGATTTAAAGTCAAAGCCACTGGATTTTATTCTAGAAATAACTCCCTCGGACTTTCCCGGTTGCAGATAACACAGTATTAATGCTTTCATATAACCTGTTTCTACAAAGCTATCTGCTTGTATACTTCTCATCCATAACGGCAAAAATTCTCGATCTCTTTCACCTACACCTCGAATTCGTCTACGCATGTTCTTGATGCTGTTAGGAAATATGCGTTGATGATCACTGTCACTGGCAAATGGAATATTGCTGTCTACTTTAATAGCATCATAACTGACTAACACCTTACTGTTAATACTATTAGATAAATTTATAGTACTACTAATACTAGTGCCGTTTTTTTCAAATTCGTCAACTACATCTATATATATTACTTCGTATATAGGTTCTTGAGTCAGTAGATCTTTTGCTACTGCATATTTAACATTTCCAAATTTTAAATTCTTCCTATAGTGGTTCTGGCTCATAGCTTGGACATAATTTACTGCACCGACGCTTTCAATACCGGCAAATACCAATACTCTTAATTCAGTTTGAATTCCGAAATTTGAATCTCCGTATCTATAGATATCGGTTGGTCTAAAAATATTAGAATCAGTAATAAAATTATACCAATTTAGTCTCTTGTCTTTGGTCTGGAACGCTTTTAAATATAAATTTGCAAAAGTTTTTTCTGTACTTGAAACAACATTAATAAAAAACTCTTTGATATTTTCTGCAAATTGTGCAGTATCTCTAGCTTTTATTTTAAATGTGAATTTTTTACCAAAGCTAGTAGTGTCACCATCAAACGTGGTATTGAAAGTTATTGTGCCAGTTGAGTCTATCAACGAGGAATCTCTATCAAAAAATCTAGTTAATCCCGGCCCCTGACTATCTGCAAATTGTTTCACCTTGCCCTGTATGATGCCTGTGGACAGCAAACTCAGTCCCGGAGGTAACAGTCCCGAGTATAATTCGTATACAACTTTGTTACCATACAACAGACTTTCTGCCAGTACATTTATTGTGCTAGGCTGATTGGGTTTAATTGTGCCTATGTCTGTGGGGCTGATCCATCGTATGGCGCTTTCGATTTCGCCTATGATGTCCACAGTGAATGTTTTTTCAGCAGTGGCTACTCCCAGTTCCCACACAGTGCCATCCGCGGGAACCACGTTTCTATTTTCTTGCAGACAAATATAAACAAATCCCAAATAACGTACCGCTTCATTTTCTTTGTAGATTCTTGTAGAGGTCCAATCACCTACTATGGTGTAATTGATATCTGCCAAACTGGACGGAAAGTTCACAGCCTGCATGGTAAACTGATAGGTCTTGGTGATAGCTGCTTGATAAGGCACACGCCCTGCTAACTCACCAGTAATGGTATCCAGCACAAGTCCCGGAGGTATCACGCTGGCCGACCCATCGGGATTTGTGGCTAACAGAAAGTAAGTGATTGTGCCTGACAAAGAAACTGGATCGTAGACATCTAGATATATGGTGATGTAATTGTCTGCTCTAAATCTACCCAAATTGCTTTCGGTGATCCACAGCGGCACCCGATCGCCTGTGGCGTCTGCTTGGAACAGATTGGTATCAACCTGTAGTATACTGTTATCGGCCTGTAGGAATTCTTCGGTGACCACATAGATACGAAATACTCTGCGTACTTCGTTAACACCATCACTGACAGCAACAATAAACGTGTAAAATCTACTTAGACGCCTTGGAGCACGACTGGGTTCATTGTAGTCAAAGGTCACATTGTCATAGAGAAAGCTGTCAAAGCCATTGGATCTTGCTTCGGGTCTATCCAATGGCAATATGTCAAATGCTGCGGTATCGTATGATCCGGTTTGTACAGCTGAATAATCTATGGCAAACACAGGATCAGTAAAACCAGATATTAGGCCGGTTCTACTCAATGACAGTCCTGGAGGCAATTCTCCGCCAACTGGTACTAGGTAGTATTCTAGTACATCACCGGCATTGATGTCAGTGTCGTCTGCTTCAAGTTGAAATTCCACATAGGCATTGTCCAACACAAAGTAGGCATTGTTTTGACCCACCTGCAAGAATCCCTGTTGAGTCAACCAATAGGGCAGATCGCTGCCGTCCACTGAAATGCTGAAAGTTCGGTCTTCTATGTCAACACCATCGTTGGCACGTATGACAAATCTATAGTCTGTGAAGCGTCTTACTTCTACAGGACTGCCTTTGATCACATTGTTAGTAAGTCGCAGTCCACGTGGCAATCTTCCTGCAATGAGACTGTAGGTGACTGTGCCATATGAGGAAGTGGCCAGCACAGCAATTTCTAGAGTGTTTCTTTCTACGATTGTGCCCAGGCTGCCTGCAGGAGTGACCCAAGTAATGGTCATTGATCAAAATCCTTAAAATACACCAAGGTCTAAACTAATGGTCCCTGGGTTTGTAATAGTTCCAAAATCTACGTTAGATGCGGCAAGTGCAAGTTGTGGAGAGAATTGAAAATTATTTCCTAATACACCGAAGTCGAATCCTGCAATAATTTGATTTAGATCTAAATTTGTATCGACAGTAATTACTGAACCTACAGCAGAAACGTTAACATTATCTCCGCCTTCGAGCGTTATGTTAAGATGGTTGCTAGCATTAACAATCCCGTTGTCTGTGTCAATTCTGGCAAACCCGTCGGGCTGTTGATTGTTAATAACAATGGTATTTGTTAGTTCATCTATGAACATTTTAGTACCAGCTACCAATGATTTAAACTGTAGATCAACGCCTACTTTTTCTTTAAATACACCTGCACCTGTTCCTAAATTACTTGCAGTAACAGTGATGCTAGCAGCTAAGTCTGTAAAATTAGCATTAACTTTGTTAAATGCTGTGCGTAGATCATCGCCTAGGCCATCATTTACCACATTACCGATATTGATTGTTTGTATTGTCATAATACGCTCTCTTTAGTATATTTACCCGTTATAATGTTCTTTTAATTCTGGGTCTAGGATAAACCGATCCCGTCGTGGGTCTTGGTTTATAATTGATTTTTGGAAACACATTGCCACTGGTCTCTCGTTCTTTTTTGTAAAACAAATATAAATTGGCAGCACCCTGTAGATCTTGACCGTCTGTTGGCCCGCCTGATGTTGCTACAAGTTGTCCTGATTTAGCAATGGCCGTTATATAGGCCTTGGCACGCTCTTGATTCATGTCCGGGTAAACTTCTAATGCACAGGCCAATACTCCGCATACCTGCGGACTGGCCATTGATGTACCACTGAATTTACCAATATAAAAACTGCTGTTTCTAGGATCCGCAGTACCGCTGGGCAATGCACTCACAATGTATGTTCCTGGAGCAAACAGATCAACGCCACCACCACAATCACTAAACAACACCTTTTGATCTATCTGAATAGTATCTACAGCGCCCACACATATGGCCGGCAAATTGTGTGTGCCTGAGGCCAGCGTGTCATTGGCGGTAGGACTGGTACCCCGCATGTAGTAGTAGGGTTGCAAGACACTGGCAGGATATCTAGTAGCCATTTCGAATGTGTTGTTCCAGTCTGACCCTCCTGGAACATCGTGTTTCCATCGCCCGTTGCCCGCTGCTCCTACCATAATGATGCCTTCGTTGTACAGGTCTTCGATGTCGTCATCGCAGGCACTGACTCTAGCTGGTATTCGCTGCCCGCTGATAAATCCCCAAGCATTAAGTTGTGTGGTGGTAAATCCACCGCCAGTAGTTTTGGCACTATTAACACCAACCTGTAGATCTATTTGGCTAGGAGCGTTTTCGTAAAAGGTCCACTCACACACCATTGAGGGACTACCCACAGTTCCGCCGGTAGATGACGTTCCTTCTTGTCTTATCCTAAATCGTCTATTCGGTGCAACGCCTTCGGTTCCGTAGTAAATTCTTTGTACTGAATTGTCTTTAGCACACCACATGATTTTAGGCAGTGCGGGATTGGTAATACTAACGCCACTCCACACAGTTGACCCGCCGCCAAATGTTAGATAAAAGTTTGTGCTGGGATACAGTGTGGTATGTGTGGTGCCTAAATATGTAATAGCAAACGGTAAAGGCAGTGTCCAATAGCCATCGTCGTTGCTGCCCACAGTGGGAGTGGTTGATGCTGTTAGGCTTGCGGCCCCTAATAAGCTGTTTGTAATAGAACTCACTGTAGCAGCCTCGCTACCACTTGGTGTTTGTGTAATAGTACACAGCATGGCAAATGCTGTTAAGGGATTAGTAACATTACTAATATTTAAATTTGTTGTATAGGTAATAGTATATGCGCCGGTAGTAGGTAGTATTACATTTTCATCGATAACAGCTTCAACATCACCGCCTTCGATTGATGTAAACGGTCCTTGACTAAATGATGTTATAACAGAGTTATCACTTTGTCGAACTACCTGTATGCTAATTAACAAACTAGTCTGTCCTGTCTGACCGCCCGAGGCAACATCGTTTTTAACTCTTATTGTGGTATTATTACCTGTGGTAGTTAGTGTTATTGTATAAGATGTATCTGGAGGAGATATGCCTAGAAGATATGCTGATTGATTAGATTCTAAAGTCCACGATGCAGGTTTTGAGTTAATAGTTCCACCTGTAGCGCCTACTGGTCCTGTAGTAGTTATTCTATTACCAAAATTTTCTAACCCTAATAAATTTGCCAGTCTAGTTGAACTGGTACATACACCACTGGTTCCAAGAAAGGTAGTGTCTCCGCCTGGGGTAAATCTAGTCCCCCTATAAGTTACAGCGGTAATGTCAGTTAAACTCCATTCGCCGGGAAATATACTTTGTCCCCAACTGTTGTTGACTATGGTAGGGTTACGTCTGCCAGTGGCCACATTTACAGACTTGGCAGCATGAAACGCTCGAACATAATCAAACACCAAACTGAAATTGCCACTGTTGCCAGTGTCATAAAACAGTGTGTAGATGTTGCTGCTACGAGCCCAGCCTTGTGTGTTGCCGGCCACAGTACCAGTCACATGCGTGGCATGATCGCTGATTGAAGCATAAGAGTAATTGCCTACAGCTCCGCCAGTCACTGTGGGATTGTGTTGAAACCAGTTGTATTGCACAGCTCTAGAACCACCGGTGCCGTCCGCATTGACTGCATACTCAGGATGGTTGAACACTATGCCGTTGCCATCGCATATAACCACATCCACGTTGCGGCCAGTTTGAGTCAGTTCAATTGTGCCAGTTTGTGCAGCAGTACCCGAACCGTTACCTTGATAGCCAGTTCCGCCCCATCCTGCACGTTGTTGACCTTCGGTGCATCGCAACAACGCCCAATTTTTCATATTAGACGAAGTACCGGAAGACTTATCCCAAGCAGAACTAGACTGAGTAGTTGTATTAATACCTGCTTGAATTCCTAACTCGTCTGGATGTATAGTTACTGACTTAACTCTAGGATCAGCTTTTAATTGATCAGCTTCCCAATCAGCTAACCTATAAACGGTATTCCTACTCATAGGTCTACGTTCTAGACATTCAACATCACGCTGTATTTCTGTATTAGGTGGTGCCTTGCCTGCTGTTTCTAATTCTTCATAGACAGCATCAAGGTCATCGTAGTTGTACACAGTAACAATATACTTTCTAGTCTGTATGTAAGACAGCAGTTCTGACATATTATGCCTCTAGTTGTACAGCAGTTAGCGTGACCGTAATAGTGGTTGTTCCGCCACTCTTGTTGGTCACTGCTAATTGTATATTTGTATCTGGAACAGTTTCGTTGCTGAATCCCAATGCTCCGGGACTGATTAAAATAGTTTGTGCGCCGGTTGTAATCACTTCGGCCACAACACCTGAACCTGGAGTTGGGTCAGCGCCTTCCACTCTAGTTGCGTCTGCTGTTCTACTGGTTGTATCTGTGTAAATTCTAACCCATGCCGCAGCTGATGTTTGAATTTTATAAAGCATATAACCTTTGTATCCAACAATGGTCAAGTTGCCTGTTGCTGAATTTGCCAGACTGGCAGTTGTTGCTGCAACCGCGGCCCTTGCTGCCAGGGTGCCGCCGCCACCGCCTGATATTGTTCCCGGCAACCATTTGCCACCGGCCGAACTCCAAACCAGTGTTTGACCGTCCGTAGGCGCACTAGTGGTTGTGTCAACATCGCTTAGGGCGTCAATGCTGGTTGCAGAGTAGGCTGCCGGTATAGTTGGTAATCCACTTAAAGAACTATATGCACCAGTAGTGGCCACAGCGGCCAATGTTGGACCGGTAATAGTGACTCGACCTTCACCGTCTGTGGTTGTGGTAATTCCACTGGCACCTGCAAAGCGCAGTGTTTCACCATTGCTAATCACTCGCTGTGTGGAGTCATCACCGGCCACACTGAATTCATAACTGCTGGTGCCTCCACCGCCTACTCCACCTGATGGTACTGGTCCCCACGTGACTTCATATGTTGCAGGATTGTAGTATACAGTTTGCGGTCCAGTGACTTCTCTAATAGGTGCAACATAGAAACCAGCTGCCGAACTATTAAGTGCAGACCCGCTGGCATTTAATATAATACTGGAAGCAAATGTAGTAGTTGGACCTGCATAATATCCGATAGCTATAGAGTTGGCTCCTTGGTTAGTCGACCCAGCCAACGAACCAATCGCAATAGCACCTGCCCCTTGACTAGCCTGAGCAGTCCCGTTGCCAATTGCGATAGCATCCGCTCCTTGGTTGCTAGTGCCTGCAACAAAACCAATAGCTACTGCTCTTTGACCTTGATCAGCTAGTCCGCTATCATCGCCGATAGAAATAGCACCCTGTGCTTGATTTACCTTTCCAGCTCTATATCCTATGGCTATACCGCTACTACCTTGATTGGTTAGACCTGCTTGATATCCTAATTTTATTTCACTTTCTGAAGTGCGTAAACTTGATGTATCAATAGGACCAACCACTGTACCAGTGGCACCATTGATAATCAGTGTAGACGTATCTGAGAATACAGATCCCTTAAGGTAAGTCACATCGAATGTAATACTATCATTAACTGTATTAGTTGTTAACTGTATGCCTTCACCTGCTACTAAT